GAGAGGGTCATCGTTAGTAACACCTTTACCGAGTAATCCACCAAGGAGCATACCACCAAAAACGTCTCCACCAGAAGCACCGCCACTTTGTCCATAGACAGGAACTTCTACGTTGTTGCAACGTGTTCCACCACCACCATTGCTTTCTACAATAGTTTTTACGTGGTCGAATACTTTTACATTATATACTTGTTCGTTTGCAAAAGCGGTAGTCGAGGTTGCTGCAAGTGCTACAGCTGCAATAATAGTTTTAATCATTTTTAGTTTCCATAATAATAAGGTTAAATCCTTCGATGGGATTAGATGAACCGTCATTGGCCATTCCATCATGTTCTTGTTCTACGGGTGATTTTTCTACCACATTAAACTCCATAAAATAATCAATGTCGTCTTGAGTAATCATTTCATTGCCTTTGTTATAGCTACTATTTCCGCTAAATCCCATACGTTAGCAACTTCTTGAGCTGCACATAGGGTACTAAATTCAAGGATACGGATATCTCTCGTAGATTGGTTTGTCCGTGCTGCCAATCCTCTGGCGCTTTTGGATGGGGTAATAGCGATCTCTTTCACGAGGTTGCCGTCTTTTCTAATCACAAATTTCATAGCGTATGTTCCTTTGTTATTAATAGTATTATACACTATTACAAACGGGATGTAAATCCCCTAATGTATTTTATTAATGGTGTCAGGTAGGGGATTGAACCCTACCGCAGTAATAGGTATGACGCCTGTGATACCTGTTGTAAACTGCTAGCGAACCAGCCCTGACATATTATTTTGGTACTCCCCACAGGACTCGAACCTGTAACCAAAACGTTATGAGCGTTCTGCTCTAACCAATTGAGCTAGAAGAGTGTTATTCTGGTGGTCCCGGTAGGATTCGAACCTACGACCTGCCCATTAGAAGTGGGCTGCTCTATCCAGCTGAGCTACGGAACCAATTCTTATTATTCTAAAAGATAGTGCTCATCGAAAGTACCATATAACCGGAGCTTCACGTTAGTGATATGCTTACACGGGAAACGTGGTTGCTTCTGACAAGAACAGCTAAATCCTTCGTTGTGCATTACGACATTACCTTTTGCACCGTATTCCCATTCAGTACCAACAAGGAAGTGATTCATTGTATTTATACCACTCGTAGCGAACACCTTGCTCATGAGCTTAACCGATTAACAATGAGGAAGCCTAAGTATATTAAACCAAGCGTTGGCAATGATGCAAGGACACCTAAGCCGCCAACCATCATAGCACTTTCCGTTCCGAGGTTCCACATATCTTTAGCACCCGCATAACCCATATAGAAAGCAGAGCCAAGGTATGCGATAACAAGGCAGTTAAGTAGTTTCATAATATATGTTCCTTTGTTGATGCTTATATATTACCGTAAGTAGATGTGGATGTAAACCCCCTAAATAGATTTATTTCCGTTTTATATGCATCTTTCTCCCATGGAAGATCCCAGTAGTCTATGTCCTTGCTTATAGGATTACCCATCCAGAAGTATTCACCCGCTTCTTTTTGAACCAGTTCTTTCCTTGCATATTGCTTAACGTGGATCATTTCATGCAGGAGAGTAGTAACAAGATCATCATGACTCATATTCTTCCTTAATGTTATCTCGAACTCTCTTGCATCAATGGATAGGCAGTAGCCAAAAGAGGGTGTATTTTCTTCATAGATAACATCAACAGAGAGTGTTTTCATTCGGGGCATTAGTTGTTGAATAGCATAGTACACTACAGTTTCTGTGAAGCGTTTGATCTTAATTGACTCATTGCTTACATATACATGATTAAGATTATACATGGGTGTTCTATCCCTTCCGAATGAACTCTCTTTATTATACCGACCTTTCACTACTTTGTAAATCCCCTAAGTTAAAAAAGACATAAATAGTTGTGAAAGAGAAGAGTAACCCAATACCAGCTACGGAGAAAAGATATGGCTTTTAACAACAAAATACACAAGGTAGAGAACTCGAGAGTATCCGGCTTCGGTATCGGACCTCATGATTTCATGAGAAACACTTATAATGCCGGCGGACTAATTACCAAAACGGAATATTTTCGCGGAGGATTACAAGCAGGCGGGCAAAATGTAGGCATCTTGGAATTTGTGTATGATGGCAGCAATAACCTTACATCTGTGGAGAGAACAAGCTAATGGGAACTACATACAACTTTAACCCCCTTACGCAGAAGATGGATATTAGTCGTACCGATATTGACGACGCCACCTTGACTGCAGCGATTATGGTTGGGGTCGGTAATCTTGACTCCGATCAGAAATCTATAATTCGAGCATTATCAATATCCGATGATGCCGCGCAAACCACCGCATTAACAACCGCATTCGGTGGCGCTGACTCAGATGCATTAGTAGCCAATCTTGCTGCTAACGCTGTAGTAACTGCCGCATTTCTAGCTGCTGACGCCATTCTGGATAGCGATACTAAGCATGATATTGGCGTTGCAAACGACCGTCGACGGAATAAAGACTCTGATGGTTTAGTTCTAGCAAAGGCCTTCGCTTCCGCTGCGGACGTTGCGCAATCATCCGCGCTACAAAGCGTAATTACAGGTGCAATCAGTGGGGTAACAACTGCATTCGGTAATGCTGACTCTGACGTAACCGCTGTAGCTCTTGCTGCCGACAAAGTGGTAACAACAGCATTCCAAAATGCCGACTCGGACGTTAGAGCATTAATCACAGCGAGTGGTTCTATCGCAGGAGTAACATTAGCATTCCAAAATGCTGACTCTGACATTCGTGTTGATTTCGTAGCTAGTGACGTCTCTCTAACTGGCGCATTCGTAGCTGCTGACGCTGTGGTAACAACTGCATTCGGTAATGCTGACTCTGATACCCTTGCGGCTGCAAAGGTCTTCGCCAGCGCGGCAGATGCCACGCAAACCACCGCATTAACAACTGCATTCGGTAATGCTGACTCTGACGTAACCGCTGTAGCCGTTGCTGCCGACGCTGTGCTAATTACCACATTCGTAGCTGCTGACGCTGTGGTAACAACAGCATTCCAAAACGCTGACTCAGATGCACTAGTAGCCGTTGGTAATCTAATCGTTGCGCAAAACACCGCATTGTCAAGTGCATTTGCAAATGCAGATAGCGATGCATTAGTTGCTTCCCTAGTGGCAGACGGCCAAACAAACCAGCGCCGCAGAAATCAAGACTCAGATATACGTGACGAATTTCCCGCTGCTGACGTTGTAGTAACTGCGGCATTCGTAGCTGCTGACGCTGTGGTAACAACAGCATTCCAAAACGCTGACTCGGATGCACTAGTAGCTAATCTTGCCGCTAACGTTGCGGTAACAACTGCATTCGGTAATGCTGACGCTGTGGTAACAACTGCATTCGGTAATGCTGACTCTGACGTAACCGCTGCAGCCGTAGCTGCTAACGCCGCTTTACAAGCATCCCTACTTACCGCCTTTGCAGCGCAAAATACTTCTATAAGATCCGCTTTTGCGGATGCTGACTCAGATGCATTAGTAGCCAATCTTGCTGCTAACGCTGTGGTAACTGCGGCACACGTAGCTGCTGATGTTGTAGTAACAACCGCATTCCAAAACGCAGATAGCGATGCATTAGTAGCCAATCTTGCTGCTAACGTTGCTCTAGTCGCCGCACAAGATGTAAAAATTAATGATACAGATTCTGATATCCGTGATGATTTTGCCGCTGGTGACGCCACGTTACAAGCATCATTGCTTACCGCCTTTGCAGCGCAAAATACTTCCATAAGAAATGATTTTGCGGATGCTGATAGTAGTGCACTAGTTAACAGTCTTGCTGCTAACGTCGTGGTAACAAACGCATTCGGAGCTGCTGACGCTGTGGTAACAACTGCATTTGGTAATGCTGACTCTGACTTGAAAGTCTTAATTGACTCTGATATAGCTATCAATGCCGCCTCAATCATCGCAGCCATTGGTCGTATTGCTAGCGAAAAAACTAAGACTTTGTTGGCTGCTAAAGGTGGCTTTGAACAGACATCTGGATTTACCGATTATGTATCAGGTGCACTGTCAGGCGTGGATGCGGTAACTGATGCCAACTATGCTATCCTTGATGGAGCAGATGCTGCTAGCGCACCATATGACAGTAGCTTCTGGTATAGGATAGGATTTGACGGCGCATCTAATATTTCTGCTGATGCACCTAATTGGGCAAACGGACCCAACATCGAAGAAGCTCCTCATTCAGGAACTACTGATTATCAAGGCACAGGACTTTTCGGCGGAGCTTATATGGCTGAGGGCGTAACAAATATGTTCAACTTTGATTCTGCTATTAGTGGATGGACAGATAGTGCTCACGTAGGACCACAAAAAGAACGCATGAATTCTGCTACAGGTTCATTCGATATGTCGCAGTTAAGAATGGGAGATGAAGTTCTGATTGATATGAATCTGAATATTATCCCGCAGTCAGGCACGACACTTGTTTCGGCAGCACTCATTATTGCAAAACGTGATTCCGCGGGTGGCGCAGTAACGGGCACTGAGATTATACCTGCTGGGACTTTTAACTACAGTAAATCCGATTTTGCAGGCGTATGTTTCCCTGAATCTATTAGAATTAATCATGTAATTAGAAGCGAACAAGATTTACATGCAAATGCACTTGTAGCCATTAAAGGAAACAAATCGTTTAAGTTCCAACCACTTTCAGCTAAATTCAACGTAAGGAGATAACTTCCCATGTCAGGAACTATTAAAGTAATAAGAAATGAAGAAGGAAATTGCGTTCACTTTGTTGGATTAAATGCAATGACCCATTGGAATGGATGCTTAAGTGCAGAGATCGATGGCGACAACATAAACATTATTAACAACGCTTCTTCTACAAATAAACAGTCTGTGTATGAGATGAAAGGCCTATCTTGGAAATTGTTTAGAAACGCTGATAACGAATTATTTGCGAACGTTAAACAATGCGCGCAATATATTACCGCAGCATGCAACGTTGCTGGATCAAGCGAACCGTTGTTCCCTCCTAGGAGCGAATCTTTATAAAGATTCGAGTTAATTTAAACAAAAAGAAAGGCGCCTTAATCGGGCGCCTTTTTTAATTTCATATGTGAGATCCAGTGAGAGCAATCGTCACATGGATCATCATGGGTATTACGATACCAAATTAACCTGAGCTCGTTTTCACTTTCGGTCAATAACAATATTCACATTATTAGGAAACTTCATTAAATCGTTCGGCTTAAAGTAATGCAGGTGAAACGTAGTGTCTTTGAATTGGTGAAACATTTTTTCCCATATTGGGCGCCAGTTTCCTGCAAGTCTAACACTATTTTCTACACTGCGATCCGACGTTAAATAAAAGTCTGTGCTGCTTCGTAGCTCCGGACCAAAGATGGAATCAAAGCCATATAAGTGAATATCTTGTGCACCAAGCTTTGATGCGCAATAGTATGTTGCCATATGCCCGCAGTTAAAGTTTGTGTAGTTACCGGCATACTTTGGAAGGTCTAAGTAGAACTCTTTAATATGTGGGGCATATCGAAGATAAAAATCCGAATTCATTTCCGTGTATCTTTTAGGCCGATCACCAATAATCCAATCGCCTGGCACCTGAACTGAACCTTCATGAATAGCTTTCATCATCTTAAAGTCTACCATGAAAGTGGCTTTTGCGTGAGGAACAGCAAACGGTGGAAGGTTGCAAGTGTAAGTGGTTCCTTCTCTTTTTGCATATTCGTAAAGAGCGGCAGATTTTCCATTACCAACAATATGTATGGGGTTCATGTTTTCATTTGCCTTTTTATTTCCAGTTTACCTTTAGGACCAGTATGATGCATAATTTTTATATTTCTCGGCGCAGTGTTATCCATAACGTCGAGCCTTAAAGTATTATAGCCCTTTGGTAGATGTGTAATATATATGAGTCTGTTAAGATTAATTTTAAGCATCTCATGTAATAGCTCTTGGTCACCACGAAACGTTCCACCCGACGTTACTGCTTCTTTTGCCCAGTCCGAAAGAATATGGGGTATGTCCGGTAGACATTGAAACGCAACTACGCCTGTGTTATGCCATGTCTCGTAGCTTCGTGTGCTCCATGGTTGGTCTATTCCCATTAAGAGCTTATTTCTTTCGGTGTATTCAAAAATGTCAGATATGTCCGAACGTATCTCACAGTCAGTGTCAAGCCAACATACCCGCTTTCGACCCATGCCACTTGCTTTTAACATTGCATGGGGTTTATTCATCCAGCCGTTTAGTTCTTCTTTATCGAAGTCAAACACCTTTAGTTGTCCATTTGGCACGTGCTTATAGAAGCGTTCTTCGAACCAAGGCAACATCCATCGAGTGTTACTATCGCAGCCGGTTATGAATAGATCGTCATCATACAATTTTATATTCCTCCCCGTAGTTATGCTTAGCAATACATCCTGTTCTATTCTGTATGGTTGTAAAGCTATCCATGGCTTCTACCGGCCATGGGTAGTATTCGTATAGGAAGTCAAAGTTTTTGTTACTAAAGAATAGATCGGTTGGTGCGGCACGTTCCTTTGCTGCCTCTACAATAACCGGTGCAGCATCCTTTGATACCACGTACGCGTGCGCGCCCGGGAAGTATGGTTTAGACATTAGCTTAACAGGATTAAACATGGTGTCAGGAGTATTGAACTTACCATAGGATGGCTTACCCATTGAGATTACTGAGTTCCGTGTGTTTATATTGGGAATCCTGTTTACAAAGACTGCGTCGTGCTCTAATATAAAAACATCTTCATCGGTGTCTGCAGCATGTCTCCAAAGAGATAGATGGGATAGGAAAGCTGCCATGCAGTTTATTGTCCGAGAGTATGACTCACCAAAGCCATTCGGGTTAAGACCTTTAGCCCGAAAGAGAGAAACTGGATTATCGTCGGGGGTAGTAGCTCTCCACTTAATAACTTCTACACCGTGTCGCGCGCCCGATTCAATACAACGTTCTGCGGCTTGATTAGAAAGGTCGTGACCTTCGATCGTGATTACAAACGCCTTCATAGCTTCCATACCCGTGGACCTTTAGAACTAAGATCCATACCTGCTACACGTCCTTCATAGGTGCTTAAAGACGGGTTATAGCGCATCTTAAACTTAGCACCAGAGAGATATGCCATAAAGCCTTGACCTGCTTTATAGTTGTCGATTTCAACCTCTACGTCTACTTTACGACCCTCATTGCTAACGGTGCACTTTTCTTCATATCTAATCATGTTGTAGTACTTTCTAAGTGTTGAGTGGTTGTATAGTATGTATGCGTTTGCCCAAGGTCATCCATAAGCTGTTTACACATAAGAGCATCGTTTGGCCATAAGCCGTATTGCTCTACCAGTTTTACTAGACGACGTCCACCACTTGGTGTTATTATATATGCAGAGTTACCAGCAAGGCCTTGAGGTATGTCACGACGTCCGTAACTTACCCATGGCACAACAACGACTTGATTTATACGCATTTGCTTATCTGCAAGATCTTGTACTCCCTGGTGGTATACGCCTGACTTTCGGGTATTGCCACGAGGATCATTAATACCAACTACGTCCCAGTCTTGAACGTCATGGCCATATAGGTTAAACTTACAAGTGAACAAAGCATCATGCTCAAGAACCATAATAGGTTGCATTAACTGTGCAGCTTTTTTCCATAGAAGATAATGTGAGATAGAACAGCAAACGTGAGCCGAAGGGTTAGAGGTTTTATATGGGGTTTTAAGAAGGTCTGTTTCACGATCAAGTTCCTTAAAACCCCACGGGTAGTTCCAAAGATCTTTATACTGATCAAAGCGTAGGTCAGTAGGGGTAACTGCTTTCTCAAGGATAGGATTTACACGAGGAGCGTGCTTGGCCATGCTCATTATCAGGCCATTGGTGCCTACACGTGATTGGGCATTGTCCGGCATGTTTATGATGTAAGCATCCATTATGCGTAATCTTCCAAAGCAAATTTGAATTCTTCTACAAGTTGTGATTCCATTGCGACTACGTCAAAGCCTTGACCTTTAAGATCGACCCAAATGTCTGACTCAATAAAGCTCCAATCGTATCCACCAGTGAGGAAAGTATTCTCTGGGTTAGCAACTGCTGCGTGGAATGCTGCGTCGAAGGCTGGGATGAAGTTCAAGGTTGTCATAATGTATATCCTTTGTTTGTGTTGTTGATACTACTCTACACTATGTAACAGGGGATGTAAACCCCCTATTTCACTTTATTTGAAATTAATTGCTAATAATTCCTTGATCCACCAAAGCTTGATAGTTCACAATCTTTTCACGTTTAGGCCCACTTGGTGTTACCTTAGTGCGGATGTGGATCATGCCAGCAGACGCCGGATCTTCAAGATAGTTATCATAGCACCATCTAGGATCTAGGTTAAGATTATCATTCTTAAGATACCCAGCTCTATAAGCAAGTGTATGAAAGATCCCTTCGTCTTCAAAGTGGTAGGGCTGGTTATACGAACTCATCCAATGTTCATCACCGCCTAATTGCTCTCTCAAGCATTTCCGCATAAGCAATGGCATCTTGTATATAGCACCACCCCAATACGGTGCGCTTTCCGCTGCATGGAAAGGATACGACCGAGCTAATTTGCGATGCAGATTCTGTTGAATAGGATTATACAGTCCTACCCCAACCTCATCAAACACATTAACTGTCATGCCTTTTGGAACAAACATGTCAATGTCAAGCATAAGAACTTCGTCATACTCGTCAAACTGTTGATCTAGCATGTGTACCTTTTGACAAGGCGATGTAAGATGTTTTCTAAATGGTTTACCAGTGATTAGTTTATATTCAGCACCAACCATCTTAGCATACTTTTGGATGTTGGCCATAGAAAGTTTATCCAGCTCTCTAAGCTCGCCATCGAAGTGTTGCAGAATAATATTATTCATTTTGTGCGCTGCAATACCGTATAGCCCACATTTGTTGTGCCTCGATCAACCAGCTTCCACGGGTTATTCTGACACCACTTATCTACACCATTCCGGATATCGTGACATGTGGCGGTGTCATGGAATGCAATAAACTTTCGCACGTTCGTCGCGTGGGTATCAAGCTCCTGGTTTGTCCAATGCCATTTGTGAATAGAGTCGATTAACATCATGTCAACCATTGGTGCCATTACTTGGGCTTGAAGGCCAACAGAGCTTATCTCTTTTACAACCAGTTCAATCTTATGCTCGGCGCAATATCGTTCAGCTAGGGGTTTAAGAAACTTGCGGTATCTGTGCATGTCAATATCAACTAACTCGATATACTTTGCACCCATAAGCATAGCATTGGCGGCTGTGCCACCTTGGTGTGTGCCAAGTTCTTTGTACGAAGTGCATCCGCCTTCTTTAAAGAACTTTCGCATTGCATCGTGCTGAGCGCAATAGTCGTCACCGTGTTCACCCTCTTGTCCTGCCCGGATGTTATTATAAAATTCTTCTACGGTCGTCGCAGAGCTTAAGTCTACATTAATCATAATAGTTTCTCTCTCATTTTAAGCCCCAATTTTTCATTAGTAATTAGGTCAAGTTGTTCGTCTTCAAAATAGTCTGCTCCCGATAGTTGTATGTGTACAAACTGCGGGTCTGGTCCTCTTCCATCATGAATAGGCTCTGTTAGCCCAAGCGGACCTCTTGTGTAGTGTATATAGCAATTCCATTCGTTGCTCATTTCGGTATAATCTAAATGTTGACACATCATCACATGAAAGTAATTTTGGTCTACAGTATAAAATCTTCCTAGTTTTTGCGTTCTCATATAGTTAATATATTCTTGGAAAGCTTCAAACTTTTCTCTACATTTCCGTAGACCTTTATTAGAGAATAGAACCATTCCAGCATTATAGATTTTCAGATAACCATCGGCATCTCTCGGTAGGTCTATCTCATACTGTTTTTGCACGGATCTAAACCATTTTTCGTCGTTAGCCATTCCTATGTGACCACCGATAGTTGTAGACGCTCTATATTTACCTTGGAAAGGTTCAGTGCAAATACCAACATCCAAGTAAGCCTCATCAAAGATATTTCTACAGTTAGTCGTAGGAAATATATCTAAGTCCACGACTAGAACATTATCATACTCTAAAAAAGAATCATCAAGCATAGGATTCAACCATTCAAAATACATTGGCACATCACATACTGCCGAAGCAATGTTTGGATCAATGTCTAGTCTATAGTCTGCACCAATTCTATCGGCATAGGCTTTCATAAGCTTAGATGAATGTTTACAGCCCGGTCTTAATTCACCAGCCCAAACTTGATAGATTAAGTTTTTAGTCATTACTTGTAATGTCCTTTATACCAATGGATAAATTTCTCCACGCCTTCTTCAATTGACGTAGTAGATTTGTAACCGAGCTTTTGAATTTTAGTAGTATCGCTCCAGGTGTGCTTAGCATCTGCGGGATGCATATCAGCGAATTTGATAATAGCTGACTTATTAAGATTTTTTTCAATAGCACTAATAAAATCCATAAGCTGGACCTGCGCGCCATGACCAATACAATAGATATCCCGCTCGTACGTGCTCCGAATATGGTATTCCGAATTGCCGGTCATGTTCCTAGATACAAGGTTAATACCCTGGACAATGTCATCTATGTATGTAAAGTCACGAACCATATCACCGTTGTTATATACGGTAATTGGATTGCCTGCAAGAATGTTTTTAGTAAAGTCGAACAATGCCATATCTGGTCTACCATAAGGACCGTAAACTGTAAAGAAACGTAGACCTGCTACGTTTGGAATTTTAGAGATATCAAACTGATTCTCGTTCGTTGCCTTGGTATATCCATACGGGCTAAGTTGCATACCGATAGGATCGTGCTCGTTCCATGGTAGCTGATTGCCGCCCATTACACACGAGGTAGATGCATAGATTACATTTTCCACATCATACTTTTCACATGCGTTAATTACCCGCTGAGTGTTCACAATGTTGTTTTCGATGTATTCCAGTGGCTCATCCATAGACACCCGAACGCCGGCGCTTGCAGCAAGGTGCACTACCAAATGAGGCCTATGCAACTTAAAGATATCATCAAGGATTGTTGCTGCCAAGTCTACGTTAATGACTTGAACACCGTATCCTCCTTCAAGGATATGAGCTCGCTGCTTTTTTAAGAGTGGGTCGTAGTAGTCATTAAAGTTATCCAGACAAACTACATCATGGCCTTCTTTTTTAAATTTAGCTGCGAGGTGAAAGCCAATAAAGCCTGCTCCCCCTGTGATTAATACTTTCATATTTTCCTCCTCGATATATCTTATTATTCCACTAACTTCATTAGCTCTTCGATATTCTCTCCTCCGTGTGGGAGAAGATCTTTAAGGAAGAAATGTAGAAAGTGAGCTTCTTGCATTCTATTATGCGGAATAGCATTAAATAATCCATTCCATTTCCAGTGAAGATGTTTCTGTTTCATCTTCTCTTCACGTACCCAAGTGTTAAGCAATGTCTGATCGGTAGACCATTTCCAAGCATCTCTGCCGTCGATAAAGTCTTTAAAGCGATGTCGCATAAGGAATTCCATAGGTGTTTGGTCTTTGAAATACTTAGCAATACTATTGCTCATCAACATCATACCCATGTTGTAGAACTCGGCGCCGTGCTTATCCCACTTCCAATCAATATGCTTTAACGTGTGGTATTGCATCTTAGAATAGTTTGCAATCTTGTTAAAGTACTTGGGAGTCAGTGGCATCTGTCGCTCGATAACTCCGGCAAACTCTACCCCATCATCTAATTCATCAAAGATGTTGGGACTGTCTGGTCTGATCCATATGTCTCCATCTACAATGGCAATTTGATCATAACGATCGAAGTAAGCGAATGCATTCTCTTTTTCATAGATGGGAAGATAGCCACCATGTTTACCATATGACTCTTTACTTCTATTTGTCAATAAGATATCTGGTTTAATACGTAGAATTGGTGAGGTCTGGATGATATGATCGATACCATGTTCAGCGCAATAGCGCGCTACAGACTGGGTGCAATGATCATATAGCCTCTTACGCGGGCCTACGTACACCTGATAAATCATTCTTTTCATATAGTATATATCAACCTTCTAAGATTGCCTTTGCGATTGTTGTTGCTCTTGTGCGATCCGCTTGACGAAGATAAGACCCGAACCCACCCTTAAGAAAGTTTTTAATATTCTTTGTTGTTGCGTCGGTGCCTATAATGGATTCCAATTCGGTGCGAAGATTTAAATAGTTAAAGATGCTCATGTAAGATACTCATATATTGATTTCCAGGATTTGTGAACCGGAATGTCATGACCGAAGTCTACGTTCCAAGGGTGTTCGATTAGCAAAGCGTCGAGACCAAGCTCCTTTCCAAGCAAGGCATTTTCTGGTTTATCTTCGATCCAAGTAAGACCTGAATCACGATATTTTTCTAATAGGTGATCTTTGTCGCCACCGCACGATGTGAACTCATAACCTACAAAGGCAGTTTTGCCGAATAGGTTTTCAGTGTTTTTAATGCGTAAGGCTTGAGCATGTGGATCATCGGTCATAGACGTAATCATCTGAAATACGTAACCATGTTTCTCGTGTAGTTCGCGAATGACATGAATAGCATCGCGAAGAGGAGGTAGATGTTCGACCCATGCAGAGTCATTGAATGCTACGACAAGCTTCCACGCTTCGGCTTTTGTAAGTCCGAAGCGCTTGGCTATATCGTATTCGCGAGAGGTGGCAAACATATTATGCCGACGCTCCATCCATTGAAGGAAGCTGTATTCCCAGTTCATCAGTACACCATCACAGTCGGTGAGAATGAGTTGGTCATTAGTGTGTTTCATAGTATATTCCTTATTTGGTGATATTACTATACCATACTAAGGATAGGATGTAAACCCCTAAAACTGATTTGATTGAACTAATTCTTTTGTCATAATATAATCACGAACAAAGCCTGAGCGAACAATGTCTGCCCATTCAAATTCTATTACACGGAAGTCTGACATAAGTTCAAGAATCGAAAGGAACTGCATAAGACCTGCTTTTTCATCAGCAAAGCGGAAGTCTGATTGCTTATAGTCACCACAGAAGATGATTTTACAATCGTTACCTACTCGGGTAATAACAGAGTCAAGCTCATGGAAGTTTAGGTTTTGCATCTCGTCAACAATGATAATAGTCTGATCAAAGGTTGTGCCACGGATATAAGAAGTTGTTTCAAAGTGTAGTTTACCCGTAGTAGTAAGCTTACCCCATGCACCTTCATATCCAAAGATCTGTGCACATAGTTGCTTATATGGAAGCTTATACGGTTCTTCTTTCTCTTCCTTTGTTCCAGGCAAGTGACCGGGGTCGCGCGTGGATACCATAGAGCGAAGGATCATAACCTTACGATAGCGATCGTCGTTTAACAATGCCTTGAGAGCAAAGTTCATTGCCATAAATGTTTTTCCGGTACCAGCAGACCCTGCCAATACCAAGTTCTTTCCATCGTCCCAAGCAGTAAAAGCTTTTTCCTGGTTAGGAGTCATAGGCGCAACAGGTTCCAATTCTTCGGATGAAACCAAGTGGGAAGAGTTAGTCTGTTTTGACATTTTATTTACCATTATGTGTTTACTGTGTTCCCTTTGCCGGAACCCTTCTTGATTTTGCCCATTAGATCTCGCCAGTTCGTACCCGCGCGCGTGACCGCAGTACCGACTCCGCTAATAATTTTTGGGGCACAGGGTTTTTGGATAAGGTCTTTGTCTTCGGCGAGCGCTTCTTGGAGGTCGGACCAGGAGCAGACGACGTCAACCTCTTCTTTGGTTTGTTTGTTCTTAATTGTATACTGAGGCATAATTTTTTCCATTTCTCCCATTCTTCTTCTACATTGTATCTATACATGATATTCCATTGCATTGACAAGAAAGACCATAGCTGTATATAATTCCGGTCGACTTTAGTATTCGTGCTTGTTACAAGGCGTAGGTGAGTACCAGGCTTTTTGGGATCACCAATAATAAGTTCACCCAAAACCACATATTGTTCAGTTTCGAATAACTGTGTGGGAATTGGTGTTTTCTTACGCGGCACGGATAAACCATTCGGGTGTATCGCGCTTGGACCAATCCATAGCAAAACGTTCCTGCTTAGACATGTAATACTTTTGATATGAACCAACAGGATCTGCATCGTTGATACATTCTGGTGCTGCACCCATTGCAAGTTTGAATGGGGTAAGACCAATATGTGGAATGTTAGTAGGCGGGACAGATAAAGCATCCTGCAGATCTACCCATGACTTATGCTGTTTGCCATAACGATATGTAAATTCCGTAGACAAAGCTTGGAAGTGATCGTAATGCCAGATGTAGTTTTGGACTGATTCCATAGACCATACTGTGCAAGGGTGACCAACGTGAACAGCTTTGTACAAGACGTCGTCCATAGCTTTGTTTTCCAAGGTCCAATGCTTGACCATAGTCTTGCCGGATTTGGATGGTGCTTTGCCTAGTGAGCCGTCGCATACGCGATGCACGGTGGATAGCATTTGAGCTGATTCCAAGACCATTTTAACCACGTGCTTGTCGCACTGTAGCTGAGCGGCTTTGATTGGGTTTTTGTCGAGTATAAAAATATTCATGATGTATGTTTCCTATATGATGTAATTATTATGACATATCGCGATCGGGATGTAAACCCCCTATTTCAATATTAATCTTGGATAAAGCATTTTCAACAACGCTTGCAAACCGCTGGTCAATATCCACCACAATCGAAGTCTCATCGCTTTGCAAAGGTTCCAAAGCAGCAAATTGACTATCCAGCAATTTTACCGGCATAAAGTGACCTTCTCTTGTAGCCATCCGCTGTTTAATCACTTCGCGGTTACCAGCAAGATGCACAAATATAACTGCAGTATTTGCATACTGTCTAATCCAGTCACGATAGACACGCCGCAGTGCTGAACAACCAATGATCAACGAAGCATCCGAAGCTGCAAACTGCTGTCCGATCTCGCGAAGCCATGGCTCACGATCTGCGTCAGTCAGTGGTTCTCCCATAGACATTTTAGCAATATTTTCAGCAGAATGAAGATGATCACCATCTAAATAGTTAAGCCCGAGTTGCTCTGCCAAGGCGGCGCCAACCGAGGATTTCCCACAGCCGGCAACTCCCATGATTACAATCCCTTTCACTTAGTCATACCCTTCAGGCCAATTACTTTGTGCAAGCGTAAATAATTCATGGTCGTGAACCTTGTCCATTACTGTCAGCATTGTTGCTTTCTCTTCAAGATATACCTTTGCAAACCATGGATCGTAACGAACGATGTCCGTGGTATTATCGATTAGATCGGCAAGCTTAATGATTTGAACTTCTCTACTTGCAGAGGCAGTATGAACAGCGTCCATTGATTTTCTAAGCTTACGATTACCATCTCCTGGTTTACTGACGTCTGTTAGACCCATCACAAGCTCATATACGACCGTGCCGAACTCTTCCTTAATTATTGACCCAGAGACTTGGGTATCTTCAACAACATCATGAAGATATGCTGCTGCGATCATCTCTCCCGAACCCCCAATTCTTATAATCGTTTCTGCCACCCTGCGTGGGTGAACAATATAGTCTTCGCCGGTATACTTGCGCTTTTGACCGATTGCGCCATGTGCGCCGGTTGCAAATGCATGAGCTTTGGAGATTAAGTAGTTCATTATATATCCTCTGTTGTTAATACTATACTAACGTATTGCAATTGGAATGTAAACCCCCTATTTCGTTATCCTTTAAAATGCCAGGTAGGAACAATACCGCGTTCGGTTAGCATTGCTCGGTTATCTAAATGGGCTTGGGCAACTTCGTCTTTTGATTGTCCGTGGTATGCAACTGCATGACCTTCTTCAATCATTTTAGCATTAACGTCCACTCCGTCCACTAATACCGTTCCAAGGATACGGCCGAATTTACCTTTTTCGTTATCCAGCACGGTTTGCACTAGTATGTCTTCGCCTTTAATGTTTTCACATAACCAGTCTTTTGCAAGTAAGCCGTATGCTTTTTCTTCCAGATTTCTTGTGCGGCTTTCTGGCGAATCAATGTTTAACATCCTGACTCTGCCTGCTAGCAATACGTCGAATCCCAAGTCCAGTATACAGTCGAACGTGTCGCCGTCAACCACTCTTGTTACTTGTTTCACTCTAAAGTTATAGAGTTCAATTCTTTTGCTCATTGAATAATCCAATCTATGTTTAACCAGTCGGTGTCTTCTGGCATCATTTCTACTTTGTCACCGTAAATTTCTTGCAGTTGTCTCCATGTTCCTTCGTTATTGATTCTTAGCCTATAAGAAAGTTTATTACAACAATACGCCGAGCCAGAGTTACCGTAAAATAACAAGTGATCGTATTCATCGTCAACACGAGTAATGCCACTGTTTAAACGCCAACTGTCGCCATCTAAGTAACCACCACTCCATCCTACCAGAACACGGTAGTGAGGATAGGCGGTTTTAAATTTAATAATTACCCAATTGTCAGGTCTATATTTACTCATTATTTAGTCCCATAAGTTTTCGTAATATATACCAAACAGTTTAAATCCCGCGGTCATTCGTTTCTGATGTGCCTTAAGGCCTTCGTGGTCAATCCATTCGAACGAGTGTTTGCCTGCCTTTTTAATGTATGGTCCATAGAACTGATCTTCCCAATTGAAATCCATTTTTTGTTCAAATGCCCAAATCATTTCGTCTAGCGTATCATCCCATTGTCTTTCTGATAAGTTTGCAGGATGTCCGTGCTGTGTTGCTTTTAGTTGTACAAGCATAGGATGAATGATGTAAGCAAGGGTATTATCCATGCTCCACGTATCGCACTTGTCAATACGAACACTTACCTTTCGCTTGGAATTCCAACCAAGCAGTTTCGCTGACCACCAATGACAGTCCGGGTAGATTTTACCAATTTTAACTTTCATAATTATATTCCTCTTAGATAAAAAAAGTGGAGATAAGTTTCCTTACCTCCACTTGTACTAACAAAGCTCCTGTTAATTAATTGTACCCGTTACCCCTGCAAGATATTCTTTTAGATAATTACCTTTGCGTTCGACCTTCTTCGCGGTTTCCGTTCGACCTTCACGTTTAAGCTGAGATGCATGTGCCTTGATAGCGTTTAGATCTTGCTGTAGACGTTCAATTTGGATTGCGACCATGATGGTTTCTCCTGGAATGTAGTGGTTAAAATTACATAATATTAAGAACTCACTAGTGCTGGAAATGCAGCATTAACTAGCTTAACGGTGATACCACCACCAAACTTTTCTTTGTTAATCATTTGCACAACCAATTCGGCATCTCTTGGATGAATAGATTCCAAGAGCTCAACAAACATACGCTCGCGTCGAAGCGGCTTCATGTCTTTTGTGGCAGGGTTTCCTTTTACGAAATACTTGAACAGAGTGCTCTTTTTCAGTAAATTGGAAGGGATGCTGTATTCTTTGTTAGCTTCATACGGGACTTTACCACCTGGTAACTCCCATCCTAGCTTTGCATCCAGAGTACCTCTTAGCACGTCTCGCAGTGCCCAAGAGTCATTCTTTCTTAGGATATTGATTTTTTCTTCTTTGGTCTTTGCTGCTTTGGCAGCATCAATAATCTCATGTATCATTAGCTTCATTAGTAAAAAATTCCAATCAGTTAGTTGGTGAATTCCATTATATCTTCAATCAGGCGTCTGCAGTTCTTGTCGATAAAGTAAGGAAACACTTTAGACTTATCCGGAACATCATATCCCTCATAAGTATTTATAATTTCATTACGCACAGTTTCTGGACATTTAGTATCCTCTGTGAGATTGATCATAGCTACGTTGCGTAGGTAGTTGCGGTACACGGTTTCGCCAAGGCACTTAGGATCATCCAGAAGCATTTGCTTTTTCTTAGCAGTAAGTGTATTCTGACGCTTGTCATCATTAACAATAGCATCGTCATCGGATAATACGTTAGGCACACCATCGCCACTGCAGCCGGTTAGGAAGTGCATTTGCTGGTATAGACGGGGGTTAGGATCTTTAACCAATTTCTTAGTGTTGGTAGAGAACTGCTTAACGTTGTCATACTTTTGTAGCTGGATGAAGTCGTGATCTGAAGATACGATCATAACGTCTTCCCAGTTACCAAACGTTTGGGTATGCATAACAAGTTCTGCAATAGCATCGTCTGCTTCGCAACCCCATTGGTGGATAACCTTGTATGGCATATTGACTTTGATTTCGTCCAATACAGTAGTAATGGTTTGCCAAGCTGTGGACCAATCGATAGGAGACTTATCCCGGTTAACCTTACGCTTACCTTTGTATTCTGGATAAGCGTCTTTACGCCAGTTGCCGCCACCGTCTGCTACAATAACCAGCTCGCCATACTTCTTGAACTTCTGACGGTACATGCGAAGACTGTTAAGCACCATATGACGGAATAAATCTACGTCGTCAGGCGTAACGTATTTTTGTGCGATAGGGGCAATAGCTATGCCCGAGAAATCTACGATAATCATAATGTATCCTTGTTGTTACCATATTATTGTACCATAAGCGGGACGGGATGTAAACCCCCTATTTTACCTCCCAGAGTTCTACTGTTGCAGATGTGCCATCGCGATGGATGAGGCCATGCTCATCAGTATGTATTGACTGATAAAAGAAGCGAACGTATGAGCGGTGTAAGTCGTCGGTATCTGTTGGAAGATCTTCCGCGCATGTTTCGCCTACGTATTGATATGCACGAGCTGTTGCTTTTTTCCAGCTGGAATATATTCCAATTACGCCATCTTCCGAACCAGTGACTTGATAAACAGTTTTCATAATGTATGTTCCTTTGTTGTTAACAGTATTATGACATATGTAACCTAGGATGTAAACCCCCTAATTCACTTTATTCGAATTAAAAAAGCCACGCAAAAAACATAAGAATCATAACCCAACCAAATACACCTATACCATTCTCGCGAGCTAACCCCTTGCTTTTAGCACAGGAATAACAGTAAGCATACTTTTTAGGGGTTGTGGATCCACAGAAGAATGCGTCGCATGTTTTAGTTTTCATAATATAATTCTTTCTAGAAGGGGGTTATAATTAAGCTGCTTGACGCTTGATAAGGCCGGGTGACACCTTCCATAGATCGCCGCCAAGGCCGCGAACGATAACGGTTTTTGGATTAATCTTTTCTACGCGGCCTTTAATAATGCCACGAGTATTGGCATCGAAGTAAACTGCATCGCCAACTTCCACCGCCGCGATAGGATTAAGAATAAGCTTGCGAGCTTTAATAGCTGCGGTAATCATTTCCAATTCCGCAACATCCATTTGAGCGATATCAAGAAGAGTTGTTTTTGAGATAGACATAATGTAATTCCTATTTATTTAGTTGTTAATAGTACAATACACCATGTAACCTAGGATGTAAACCCCCTAATTCACTTTATTTGAAATTAACCAAAGAGCATAGTCCGCTGGTTCCAAGCCTGCTCGAATCCTGCTTCATGGATGCTTGCTTCGTGGTTGCCCCACATATTGTTAAAGAGAGTTGCAGAGATTTCGGTAATCTCACGGTCTGTCCAACCTTGGGGGATCAAACATCCCTTCGCCATCCAAAAGCGCCTATTGGCTTCCTTCTTCTCTAATAGTGTCATGCTTGTCATCGAACTTCTCCTTCACTCTTTTTACATGATTCTTATGAATCCTGCAGTTAATAATTCCATTCATGTAGCGATCGTCTAAAAGCACATTACGGTCGAACTGTTCCTTTGCTTCGACATATCCAAGTTCGCCTTTGGTTTTGCCGAAGTATAAGATTTCTCTATGGAAGTTTTGTTCGCCGTGTTCTTTTAGAAGCTGCTTAACAAGATCGCTTGATCCGTAATACTTCTTCCAGTCAGATTCAATAATGGATCTTCTTTTAAGCTTTTTGCCTTTGAGTGGTGGCAAAGTCTTTTTAGACCAAAACTGTTTCTTTCCTACGTACATTTTATCGGTGGATAGATCGGTGATTACATAGATAAATCCCATCCACTCTTTCATCTCTTCTTCAGATGGTTCGTAGACTTCGCCTTTGTAATACCAGCTCAATCCCATACCTCTTCATTAGAAGCGCCATAAAGCTCTTCCAATTCGGAACTGTCGCCACCGCAAACTGGGCAGTGTTTAACTGTTTCGTCACATTCGATTACGAATTCAGATTCGCATCTATGACACGCCATTGATTGTTTC